TAATTTCGGGTGAGAAATACCGTTCTAATTTCGGGTGAGAAATACCGTTCTAATTGTTAAAACCGGTATAATCTCTGTTGAAATACCGTTCTAATTTCCGAAATCCGGAATTGGACAGATATATTGTGATTTCCACATTTTTAATCGCAGAGCCCCCCGTCGCATCATCCTCCCATTCTACGGATTTCAACAATACAGTGAAGGTGTTTTCCGTTAAATTCAAATCTTTTTCAGAAAACAAATACCCACCATTATACCAGCGTCCGGAGTACGCCCTTTTATTATTGTCGACTTCATCATATGAATGGTATAGATAATACGTATTATCTCCCTTATAATTCACAGTAAGACGATTCATTGTACACCATTTGTTTTCTGTACTTCTTTTTTTGGGGTCAGTTATCGCAAGATGACTTCTTATGATATCCGGATTCTTATATTCATGAAAGACGGTCGCTCCGTATACAGAACCCTTCAATATTAGTTTTTCTTTGTCTCGGTCGGTCATTTCTTATATAGTATACTATAATTCTAGATGTCTTCCGCAGTTCTATATGTCTTCCGTGGTTCCTATATTTTTCTTATATTCTTCTTGCTGGGCCTCGATGGTCATGATGGTTTTCTCTTGTTCTCCCACATAGGAAACATATGATTTCATTTCATCGATGATTTCTTCAGGTAGGAAAGACAGGTTCACAAAAACCCCATGTTTATTTTCGTTGAGCTTCACATTGGGATTCTTCTTAAGAATTTTCAAAATCTCAATATGATGCAGTTTGCTCATCGTCTCAATACGAGACTTCATCTTATCTAGTTCAGTTAAATCGAGTGTGGTGGTAGTCATTGTAGTAATTGCGTCTATAATGGGAATAGTCGTGAAATATTTATATTCATTTCTTATGTGTGTTCAGTTTCTTATGTTTGTTCAGTGTCTTCTTTGTTTGTTTTTTTGTCTTCTTTGTTTGTTTTTTTGACTTCTTTGTTTGTTTTTTTGTAATGGTTTTACCACTCTTTGTTTGTCTTTTTTTTATACCACCTTTGGCTTTTTTTCCAACATAGGGAGAAACACTATATTGCATCACATGTTCGGGCAGACCCCTTTGTCTACCAATACTCGTTAGTGCCATGATTTCATCGGGTGTAATAACCCCAAAAAAAGACGGGTCTACTGGAGGTTGCAAATCTCCCAACAATCTTCGCAAAACAGGAATCATATTCACTTCAATACTATACACATCTACGCCATCATAGTCGCCATAATACTCTTCCCAATGGCGCTTATCTGTGGTGCGCAAAATAAATAAATCAAGCACTTTTTCTAAATAGGCACGTAATTCGCGGATGCGATTATGCACGTCTCCCTTACGCAGTCCATCTACAATGGCGTACGCATCTTCCGCGGTCATATGACCATAGGGTCTATTTATCTTGGGCAATATATGGTATCCGTCCTCAATATGTGCATTATGGATTCGCATAAGACCATCGAAGTCATTAAAAAAATCGATGGCACTACGTTTATTAGTATTCATATCCAATCTTATAAACTATATACATATGTGGATAGTATATCGTTTGAATAAGTTTATTCATCATCGTCGCTATTGTCGGGAGCCACTCCTCCCATAGCTTCATCGTCGTCGTCATACACTTTCAATTTGGCTAAACCGCCACTCACTTTGCGGCGTGTTTTCGCGTCATCATTATCTTTTTCATCGAGAAGCTGGGCAATCACGGAGATATGCGGGTCGTTCAGCTCGAATCGAGCACCAATCACTTTCACGACAACCCTTTGGTTCTCGACGACAGTATTGAAATTCTTATTCATATTATGATGGTCTTTGGCGATAAACACGACCACAGGAACCGCGTTGTCATATACGACTTCCGCATGAATACCTGCCTTGGTGATTGTTTTCACAACACACTCAATAAGCATTCCTTCCACTGGGTGGCATAACATACATTCAAACACGGTCTCGAATGTAATCCATTCCGCGTTCACTTGACCACTCGAGTATTGAATGATACGAACCGAACCAGGCTTGATAAATCCTTCTTTCACACATTTATTTTCGTTGGCTTGAATAAGTTTTTGTTCGAGGATTTCCTTTATATTTTGACCTATTTCAGTAATGAATAGAGATACGCGTTGGGTTAACACAGAGCGGATATATACGCCATAAATCTTATTATCTCCCGTCTTCTTCTTTTGATTGTCGGTCATCGTCGTTGTTGCCAATAATATAACAAATAGATTTTATATTATTGATATTATGAATATGTAGTCCATCAATTTTATAGGGAAACCAAGGTTTCCCCTATGACCCCTTCCTTTTAAGAAATAATTCTTGTTGGGTTCACAATCTACAGTTTATTATAATTGGAGAACCCTATTTCTTTGCTTTTTGCACCTTTTTGAATTCAACGATTTTATTCAAATACGTTTGTTCAGGGTCAAAGAAATATATCTTGCCGTCCTTTTTATTCTCGGTATACCATCGCAATAAACTCTCCATCAACACACATAGACCCACATGGGAGATTTCACCGAATTCTTCGTCTGGGTTCTGTTTCAGCAGCGTGTTTAATGCCCGCGCAATATCCTGGCGACCCGCACTGTCGCCGCATCGCGCACCCACGTTGTTTCGCGCCTGGCGCACATCCTTGATTTTGAAATACATTTCATTGTTTTTCGTGAACATATTAACAAACCCAATAATATCGCTGCTAATCACTTTCTCCAGTTCCAGAACCATAGAATTCTTTATCAGTCCAATATACTTATTGGCGTCTTCCTGGTCAATGTCTACCCATTTACCACTGGCCTCATCATAGCTGTATAACTTACTGATATTGTCCTTCGTCATTAATACGACGGTTTCGTCGCGGTCTGTTTGTTGGACCTTCTTCGCGAAATACTTTCTACACACGTTAATGATTTTATCAAACACATATCGGTCTTCAATCACAATATCAGTACTGGGAGGATAATATAGGTAGGTTAGCAATGCGAACTTGTCTTCGGTTTTCATTAAATCCAGCATATGCAAAATAACGTACTCTTCGAGTCGGGGTTTGGGTATAGAATACTCGGCAGCTATGATATCGATTACCAAATTGGCATGTTTATACCAATTCTTTTCTCCCGATGCCAGCTGGACTTTCACGGGAGAAAACACAATATTATAGTTCATTATCATCTTGGTTAGCAAATACTCGTATCTATTGTCGGCAACATCAACTTCATTCAATACTGTGGGAGCGGCAGCGGCAGCGGCAGCGGCAGTATCTCCGAACGACGCGGGCACTTCCAGGACTACATGGCGGCGCTTATAATCGACCGGCACAACCCTTTCATATATCGAAATGTCTTTGTCGCTGATTTCAATAGGTTGAAATACATAATAGGTATCCCTATTGATTAGATTACCAATTCTCCCGTACTTGTCTACCAAATACTCATTTTTGTTATTCAGCAAATAGGTAAGTGCCTGGTATATTTGTTCCACCGGATAGATGCGTATACGATTGATTTCGCGAACCAACTGCTCTCTTGTATAAAAGAATTTCTCCCGATATAGCTCGCCAATTTTCTTGATAATATAGTCATTGTTCGTCTTGGCAAAATAATAGTTGTATGTATCTTTGTTTTCCCCGAGACCACTCGTGGAGTCTGGCGTGCAAGTGAACTCGCATTTCTCCATATAATCGCACATCGACGAGTATGGCTCATCTCCCACACGGAATTCAACGGTTTTGCCGCTGGAAAGGCGCATCTGTATCTTCTGGTTTTCAGTTAATTCTCCCAACTTGTCTACAGTGAAGTTTGTTTGGGCAATATTTAATATACAATCCACCGCGCACTCCTTGATTGTACGCGACACCTTTCCAATTTGAATTGCTTTTTTCTCTGCGAAGCGATAAATATACAAATCGACGGCCTCTTCCTCTTTATTGGTTGATAGCATCGTCGAATGCAAATAGATTTCAACATTTCTATCTTCGAACGGGAGGTCGCAATGACTCAAATTGCGAACTGCGCGTCCAATGGTTTGCTCAATACGATTCATATTATACCAGGGCTCCATAATATGCACTTGTCGCACATTTTTGAAATCGAGGCCTTCTGACCCCGCCTTGGATATGAGTATCACCTTCACCTTTTCACCGTTTTTATTGGACGGATTCGTCGCCGCCTTGATATCTTCGGTATTTGAGGGAGAATAGGTCTTATCTCCCGTAATCATGATATATTTTGCGGGAGAGAAGGTATCCTTATTTTCGATTTCATCGAAGGTACGCATGGTTGTGGCATCTAATGGAGATGCCTCTGTTTTCTGAAATAGGTTCTTATTATGTGATTGGGTGGATGAATATCGGGAGAACCCCATCTCCTCCAACGCAAGTGCAAGTGGAATAATACCGCCGTGAATATACTGGGAATATACGATAACCACGCCATTCGATTTCTTGATAATATCGCATATATTTGCAATCTTCGCACTGTATTCGCCTATATTTTCGGGGCTGAATATACGGCCATACTTATCCATGGTGGACGGCTTGTATTTGAAATTGTGTTTAATAATCATAGTATCATCGTACTTCATCACATTCGAGAGGCCTTCGTTTCCCACGGACTTTGCAATCGCATTTGCATCGAACACATCTTTGCCCGCCGCAAAATCGCGGAGCGTCTTCTCCACTTCCGGGTTGGGATACACCATATTCAATGCTTCCACGGGAGTTTGCAACAAGGTGTATCCGAACGACTCCATATTTTCGAAAGAAGGGAGCTCGCGTATATTTCCGAGGGCGGTTTGATAACTGTAGTCCTTATTGCGCATAGCATCAATAATTAAATTATATACGGATTCTTGATATCTCCCACAATTGTTCAAATAGACGCGTAAATGTTGAATCGGGTCCGCAATGCCCATACCATTCATCTGTTTTGTTGGATACACATTGGAACCGGAGTCTCCCAAAAAGGTGTGTTCGGGAGAAAATAGGTTGGGATAAATTCTATAGGGAAATGTGAATGGGTTCTCGCCGCGCACATACGAGATATATCCAGTCAATTTGCGTTTAAGCAGCGCCTCTCCGCTTTCGATAATACCGCGCGAATCTCCCTCCCGGTAATTCCCGTCTTTATCGAATACCGCCGTCGTTTCAATCGTCGACCGTTTATCGTTGAGATTGAGCAGATTCGTAATCCAAATAATTTCGCGATTGGAGTTGAACATGGGGGTCGCGGACAATAGCAATAGTCGCATATTTTCACTATATTTGGCGACCTTCATGAGCAGTGCGGCGGTCTTCTTATTGTTATTATCGTCGGTCATGCGTATATTTTGCACTTCATCAATAATAACAAGACGGTTGTTGAAAACCCTGCGTATATTTTTGATTTCGTATTCCATTTTCTCTTTTTCAGTGAACCTTTCGGGAGATTCAATATGTAGTTTGTCTTGTATGAAATTGGAAAACTGACCATACCCCATGAATGTATAATAGGTGTTAATAATCGTGTTAATTTGGGAAATAACCTTCTCCCGTGAAAGACCCTTTATATTTGCCGGATTGATTTCCTTTAATAGAGAATTGCCGACGCATGAATGGAGGTCCCATATGTCCTCTTCCGTTCCCATATTTCCCTGGGATTGGTTGGGATTGGGTATTTTTCTCAACTTACGCTCATCAAAGAGTTGTAGACGGAAATTTCCCTGAACGTTGGGAGATGCAACCACAATAATACGATGTTTGATTCCGACTTGTTTCATGTATCCACGCATTTCCTCCGCGATTCCGATAGCGCTGCACGTTTTACCACTTCCTAGCCCGTGATACAATAGAAGACCATTATAGGGAGTTTGAAACGACATGAAATTGCGCACAAAGAGTTGGTGGGGCATGAGCTCGAATTTCGCATTGCACATGATATTGGCCTTTTCTTTGATTCCCATGGAGACATCACCGTCATACTTGGTATCATTGAATTCCTTTCTTTCCGCGATTTTCACGTTGAACATGGGGTCATTCAGATTCGGATATAAAAAATCATAGGTATCGTCGGCTCCCTCCTCGTATTCCTGCTTTTCATTGGCGAACAATTCCTTGTTGTTAGGAAAGGTGGAAGGTTCAATGTCATCGTTTATGTCGTTGTTTTTTTGTTGTCTGGGTTCTTCCTTTTTCTTTTCTGTTTCTTTTTCTTTACCGATAGGTTCGCATATACCTGTTTTGGCATTTTTGCGATAACCAGTCGGACACCTGCGTGTTTTATTTGTGGTAGGGAGAACCATAGGTTCGGGCATTCCCATAGGTTCGGGCATAGCCGTAGGTTCGGCAACTATATTAGCATCCGCATCTTTGCCAATAGGTTCACAGCGCCCACTTTTTTTATTGCGGCGAGTTCCTTTGGGGCATCTCTTTCCTTGCGCGTCTACGACAGGCACTTCGTTGTTAACCGCAGGTAGGGCAGAATGTATAGGCACTTCGTTATCGTCTTCATTTATATTTGTATTGGGTTCGCATAATCCAGTTTTCTTATTACGACGTGTACCCTTCGGACAACGACGTGCTTTTTTCGTTGGCGACATTGTTATTATATTACACACATATAATATAATAAGAAAGATGACGACTATGCATTATACCGCTTGTATTTTTGCAGAGTCGTATGAATATTTGTTATCAACTTCTTTTTTTCTAAATTGTATGACCGTATAGATGCTATGCATTCATCGTATGTTTTCCACTCCACTTGGCTCACCTCATACTGTTGAAACTTGGGATTGGTTTCACGTGTTTCATTATAGTCCATATACATCAAATAATACTTGTGTTTATACGACTTATAATTCGACCCAATAAAGATTTCTTCAAACGGGAATATATTCTGTATATTACGAAGCATATTGCTGGAATACCCGGTTTCCTCGCAAAACTCCCGCACCGCGCACTGATAATCATTTTCTTGGTAATTACGGCGTCCCTTGGGAAATCCCCATTCCGGTTCATCCCAGGTATCCCCCTGATTGCTTTCGCGAATCAAATCATTCAGTGTATAATACTCGTTTTTGGCAAAGATGCCTGAATATAACATATCGTATTTGTCCTTGGACGAGATTTCCTCGGTCTTATACTTATTCAAAAACGCATTCGACCCCCACAACCGTCGCCATAACTGGTTGAAATCTCCCATACTCAATAATTCCTTCTCCTGATTGGTCATTTGGCGCAACATATTCAGCAAGTAATGCTTGTTATGCGTCGAATATTTTCCGCGCATGAAATCGATGTATCCCAGAGTATCTTTTCGTCGTATCATCAAATACTCGTATTCCTTTTTTTCATTATGAAACCTGAATGCAATGATACCGAAACTCGTGATAGGGATTTTGCATTGATTATATACATGTCCAATTTTTCCACAATTATTACAATATGTTTCCATGGTCGTTTGATGCTAAAACAATATAGTGTATCATGTTTATATAGTTTGTTCATAGGCGTATAAATGCAGTTAAGTCCAAATGTATGGGGACCCCATTATTGGTTTTTTATGCACACCGTCGCTTATTCATACCCGAATTCTCCCAATAATATCACCAAACGCAAGTATTATGATTTAATTATGAATATGCCGCTCTTTATTCCCGACGCAGAAATGGGAAACAAATTTGCGCAAATGCTGGACAAATACCCCCCATCTCCCTACTTGGATTGCCGGGAGTCCTTCATGCGGTGGGTTCATTTTATTCACAACAAAGTGAATGAACAAATGGGCAAAGAGAACATTCCATATTTAAATAGTTTAGAAATATACGAAAATGCCTATAAACCGCAGCCAGTCTATTTATATGAAAAATTGCACCTGAACCGCAAGTATATACAATTTGTGTTTATACTGGCGTTTGTCGTGTGTATATACCTATATTATTAAGGGAAACCAATGGTTCTCGGCGCGAAGCGCCAGACCCTATGCACAAGGCTCACAGAGACTGCTTAGACCCCTTCCTTGTATATAGTCTGAGACTGTGGGTTGCGCGCAAAATAGTGAGAAGTCTCCGAAACAACGCGTACCTCTCGAGACTTCTTTGCACTGCGTGTCATTGGTCTGGAACGAATGCCCTTGGTTTCCCTATTTTTTCTTACGATAGTGTAACCTAGTATATAGCCATGCGTCTTGAAATTGTATTATTTCTGATAGCCGCCTTTTTAATTGGAAACATATATACGGATGGTCGTATTCTGAAAACGGCATTATCGTGGAAAAAGTATTATCAAATGGCCGGAATTGCGTTTGGTGCCTATTTTGTGTATTATCTTATACGTAAAAACCCGGCCAATGCGAAAAATATTATACTAACCTCCAACGAATATTTGCAGCATTTACCCGTCGACAAAAGCGCAGCCAGTATATTATCTCCCATACTGGATTTCACCGCGAAGGGAATGGAGCGCACCCAAGCGGGAGGCGATTATCAATTCCCGTTTTTATCCATGAAACAGCAGGACCCTTATGAGCGTAAGATAATGAATTCAGGAATGAATGACCCCACTGGACGAAAGGCGACCAAACGTTCCGTCAGCGAGACGAAAAAGAAATTTGTTGCAGCTCGCCAAAACTGGAAGTGCCAAAATTGCAGCAAACAGCTGCCTGCGTGGTTCGAAGTTGACCATGTAGTCCGATTGGAACATGGTGGTAGCAACCATGTGGATAATTTAGTTGCACTATGCCGAGACTGTCATGGAGAAAAAACCGCAATTGAGAATCTATAATAAGCAACAACCATAACACAATAGCAATACACCAATCACAACACAATAGCAATATATTATATACACTATAATATAATGGCAGTGAATATCTTGGATTCCATTAAAGAATTCTTGGTGGATTTGAAAACCAAACTAACAACACTGGGAGATTTCGACTTCAAACAATTTTTAAAAACACATGCATCGATTGATTTGGACGACCCGAACACCTCCCTAACTATGAATAAAAATATGAAAAAGACTAGCATCATGTTTGTGTTTATTATTCTTTCGGGAGTTATGATTTATTACATATCAACGGACAAGGATACCTTGACCAGTAAACTATACTACCATATTCTGTTGGTGCTTATACCTATTGTTATTGGTATCGTCGTCATACGAATGTTTTATCCCGATGAAAAATCTCCCGAAGAATCCTACGAACCGTTCTTCCGGACCAGTATATACATCTTAGCATTTATCGGACTCATCTATTTCGGAAATGTGATTATGTCGTCGGCATCCTCGTTCGTGTTTATGAACTATATGGTGAATGCTCTCTTAGTACTAAGCGTTCTTGGCGGATTAGCCATTGCCTATTTCTTGTTTAGCAACTATATTAAGCAGCAAACGGGTGCAGTGGGATTATTTTCTAGAATACTTTTTTATTTACCATGTCTTTTTGCGGATTTTGTGAATTACATAAAGAAGGAACTCAGTATCACGTCGAGTATCGTATACGTGTTGCTACTCTTGGAGATTCTCTTTGTCGTTCTGTATATGTATCTCCCGATATGGATAAATAAACTGTCAAAGTTGAACTCGAATTTACTTTTGAATAACCCTGTCGACCTGGATACAGAGACCACGATTGCCGGCAGTAAACACTTTCTGATTGAGAAAAAACTGAACATCGATGAAACCAGCAAAGAATCTCCCTTATACAATTCGGGAGATGACGACAACTCCTTGTATTTGAAAAACACATATCGCGACAATAACTATAGTATTTCCTTTTGGGCATATGTGAATGCTGGCACTATGTCGGATGCTCCCTATGTGCGCGAATCTAATATACTGAAGTATTCGAGCTCCAATGATAAGACCCGTGGCAAACCGAAAATAGCGTATGTGAATAACGGAACCCATAAGGGCAATAAATACGTCGTCTATTTGTCCAATCATGCGAATGCGGAACCGTATGATGTTGTATTGAATGACGGCCATCAAAAGTGGAACCACTTCACGATTGTATACCACGACTATAGCGCGGACCTCTTTGTGAATGGAAAATTGTTGCGAAGTGAGAAATTCAATGATATGAATATGTCCAAGGCGGGAGATGACAATGACGTTATTGTGATTGGACAAGAAAACGGACTGAAGGGAGCCATATGTAATGTCTCTTATTACCCATATGCTCTTGTGCCGCGAGAAATAGCGACCACCTATAATTTGCTGCGTTTCAGGAACCCGCCGGTATTGGGAGTATAATCCGAAAACGTATTGGGAAAATTATTTATCATAAACATTATATATAATCAATCATGAACTGGATAGCTATCGCTTTAGCAATTATGGTGTTTGTATTGGTATACATTTTGTACCAAATGTACACAGATACTACGCCTCTAACCGAAAAAGTAGATTTGAAAGAAACGGTCTCTGCGATTCCCATAGGTAAGATTGAGAACAATGGCGCGACCCGTTATTCTTATGGCGTATGGATTTTTGTGAATAGCTGGTCAAACCTCAGAGAAAAAGACATCTTTTCACGTAAGATGAACAGCGTGGATGATTTCCGTTTGTATTTAGACAAAGATGCACCGAAATTGAAGTGCGCGATTCGTACGGGAGATACCGAGACCGAAACTATCACATTAACCGATAACTTCCCTGTACAAAAGTGGGTGTTTGTGATTGTTAGCATGGACGGACAGATTGCTGATTTCTATTTGGACGGAAAGCTGGTGGTCTCTAAGAAACTGAAGAGCCTTCCTGTGATTTCTAAGTCGGATATTCAGCTCGGTCAGCCCGGTCAGCCCGCCGATATTCTGTTAACACGATTCTATCGCTGGCCAAGCCCCGTAACTCCTCAGGATGCCTGGAAGAAGTACATGGACGGCAACGGTATTTCCAAGGCGACTCTCCCTGATTACGGAATGAAGCTTGTGGTGTTAAAAGACGGCGTTGACCAGAAACAACTCAACGTGTTCTAAGGATGTGAATTCATCCGACCACTCGTAAAGGATGTGAATTCATCCGACCACTCGTAAAGGATGTGAATTCATCCGACCAATCACTCGTATATATGTTTATTATTCAATATATAATAAACACATTCACATAAAGAACAAATAACAATAAGATGCAAGAAATTGTTTTAACTAACTATGCAACTACCACCCAAAGAACTTCTCGACCAAAAACAACAGCAATTCATTGATAATGAAAATAAAAAGAAAATGGATGATTGCAAAATGATGTATCAGCTATTAACACAAACACTGAATGATGCAGCTCGCGATAGTGATGTGAAACGCATATATACTAATAAAATTCCCAGTAGCATTTATACTATGAATATCAAAAACTGTGATAGATTTGATTCGTATATGCATCAATTGAATAAGCGAGGTATCACCTATGATTTTGTAAAGTCATCTGTATACACCGTAGACTATAACGTGAATAAAAAGGATTTGCGCGTGTATGGTAGGTCGTGGTAGAGATGATGAGATATTTGGTTATGAAGAAAATAATAGTCTAGTATATAAATAAATTCTCTATTATATGTCCAAAATTACAGAACCTATTCAGAACACGATTCAGACGATTCGTGAAAATATTCCGGAGATGCCCCAATTAACTGTGCCCACCACAGATTCCATCCAAAACACACTCAGTAATGCAACCGCGAATATTACTACCGGGATTCAGGATACCTTGGGAAAGTTCGGGTCTGAAGCGGAGGTCGGAACCACTGCGACTAGCGATTTTTTAACATCGAATAGTCTTATTGCAAAGTTCGTCTTTCTGGTATTTGTGGTTGTTGCATTTTTATTCCTTGCAAATTTAGGAATAACCCTTATTGGCTACTTTATGGACCCTTCGCGCGACCCGTACATCATTAAGGGAACCGTCCCCGGAAATGCCAACCTGGTGGTGAAACAGGACCCCAATAACGCGGAGGCCGTTCCTCTCTTCCGCTCCAATAATCGCGACAAGGGAATCGAGTTCACATGGTCTGTATGGCTATTCCTGGATGATATTAAGACTGCCGATACAACCTCGAAATTTAGTCATGTGTTTAGTAAAGGAAACCGCAGTTTCAAGACTTCGGGAGAAGACAGCGGCGTCGCTACCGTGAACAATGCTCCCGGTGTCTACGTATCCAATGATACCAACACAATACGCGTATATATGGATACCGTGAAGGCCAATGACCAGTATTTGGAAATCACCAACGTACCCCTGAAGAAATGGTTCAACTTAGTGGTTCGTATGCAAAATACCACCATGGATGTGTATGTGAATGGTGTCATGTCCGGGAGAAAGACGTTCTCCCAAGTGCCTAAGCAGAATTATGAAGACGTGTTAATCGGCAACAATAGCGGGTTCTCCGGCACCATGTCCAATTTGGTGTATTATTCGCGGGCTCTCAATGTGTTCGAAATTAACAATACCGTCATGTATGGTCCCAATTTAACACAGAGCTCCCGTGTGGCAGACACAAGTAGCACTGGTTATCATTCCTATTTGTCGAATTTATGGTATTATTCCAAGCTATAATGGGGAAACCATAATATGTTCGAGTGTAATAGGAAGGGGTCATAGGGTCTGGCGCGCTTCGCGCGCTGATGACCTAGGTTTCCCTATCTATTTAAAGAGTATTCATGTTATATAATAGATATATCATGAATAACGACGACTCTTCCTCTGCCGCACTTATTGAGAATATTAAGAACTGGGTACAGTATGATAACCAACTTCGACTTCTGAATGAAAAGACGAAGGAAATACGCGAACGACGCGTCGAACTCCAGTCTACCATTATAGAGCAACTCAATACTCAAAATATGCAACGCGCGACCATTAATGTGGGAGATGGTGAATTGAAAATGGTCGCGAAAAAAGATTACCCTCCTCTAACGTATCAATATGTGGAAAAATGTTTAACCGATGTGATTCCCAACAAAGAACATGTCGACTATATTATTTCCTATATCAAATCCAATCGCGAAATCAAGGAATCCACCGAATTGCGTCGCATACCCAAAAAAATATAACAATGAATTATATACGATAACAAACACCAGCATAATGTCGACGATTCCCGGAGGATACCAATATGTCGAAAAACAGAACGAATGGCAATCTCCCGATTCTCCCTTTAATGATAAACCCATTGCCGGTGGATTCCCGTTCAATTCACTGATAGACCATCCATACAAGGAGGCATTCAGTCGATTTGGGGTTCCTGCTGGATTAGTGATGTCCAAAGAGCCTGTCCACAAACTAACGGATACTTCTATGGTTAGGGAGATTATACGAGGCGGAGGGAGTGAGCCTGCCGTGATAGCGGACTCTCTATATGACCAACTCTTTGATAATATATCCGTCTCCCGTAAACCCAAACAAATGACACGCAAAAATCGGAATTAAAGGATGTGAATGCATCCGAACCGTTGGTAAAGGATGTGAATGCATCCGAACCGTTGGTAAAGGATGCGAATACATCCTGACTTCTAGCCCGTTTTCACTATATTTCCAAGTTGTTTCGTGAATAAGAACCGTTCATGATACATCGTTTTTCGTCGCAAATTACACTGAAGACACGCGATTTCCACATTGTGTTTATTATGACCAAGGCTATTGTCAATACGTTCCAATGACCACTGTTTGGGATTACGCACTTCTGCATATAACACGTGCATGTCTTCCTTACAATAATAACATTGCAAATTGGACTGTATGAGAAGCTGGACCACATATTCCGTATCTACAAAACGCTCTAAATCATAGAGGCTTTTATCGATGTCTTGACACTTGTATCCATTTATTTTTCTGTTTATTTCTTGCAACATCCAACCACATTCGGGAGATGTCTCTTTGCGGGTTTTAACCTGCCCCGGGTATGCCGCGATTTCATTCAATAGTCGGTATTGTTCGCTCTTATCTAAGTGTAATTGAATTGTCTCCCATTTTTTCATTTGTGTAATAACCCGATTTTTACGGGTTGTTTTTTCTTGTTTTTCGGGTTCTTGTTCTTCAGGTTCGTCTTTCCTTTTGTTTCGCGTCTTTTTGGGACGAAGACATTCTTCGGTGAATACTATTGTTTTGGTATCTCCCATTATATAATATATGCATTCATCAATTAGAGTATGTGTAAAACGAAGTGGATGGTTATGAAAACGAAAATTATATATATATAAATATATAATGCTCGCCACGGATTTTTTCGACAATTTCGGGAGATTAATAGAGAAGAATGAATTGATGCGCCTACTAGATTAATACATTACACCATCCATGGAGAAGATATTGGACCCGAACGGACAAAGGATGGAGATATTGACCAAAAAAATACCATGAGAAGATGACAACAAAAAAATACAAGAAGACCAAGAATGCAAATGTACTTATAAGGAAGGGGTCATAGGGGAAACCTTGGTTTCCCCATTAAATAGTGCCAATAAACATCCAGCCCAGGTAATCACACACCTTTTTCCATATCATGTCTTGTTCTAATTGTTTGGTACGGTCCTTCAATAACGGAATATACGGGAGATATTGGGTCTGACCCAACAATACACATAATTGATACAACGTATACGTATAGTTGAAAAAATTGGTTCGATTCGGCGGGCAATGAATTGCCCATGGCTTCTGAATCTCAATAAATAATACACACAGCGTTTCGTGGAGTTCCTCACTCATGATGGGAGGCTTAATACCAAAGATAGAATTGATATATTGGATATGCTCAAAATACTTGTTGAGACCCAGTTTACGTAAGATTTCACGCATCTTGTCATAGTCAATCAGCGACATATCTGTGATACGCTCCTTCTTGATACGATTGCGAATGGCTTCAATCACTTCGGGAGGTATTTGTGTCGTTTCTTTGGCCTGGAATTGCGACAGAATCTCCTTGAAATGGTTGAGACGAATGTATGCGGTATACGATACCTCAATGGGCGGTTCTTTGCTGGTGGGTTTACTGCTGTCCACAATATATGTGATGAATTTGCCGCATTGTGGGTGGTTGCAAATGAGAATGCCCTCTTCGTCCTGCGGAATCATTTCTCCCACATTGCAGTATTGACATATGTCGGAGGGAACTATATAGTCCTGTATATTTGCGATATCAGTTCGCATATTTCGCCAATAGTTCTGATACGAATTCTTATAACTGTCTTTCACCGGCTGTATTTCGTTTTCAGAGGGGTCCTTGATTTTGAAAAAGGAATTGAGTTTATTCACGTTTTGATTATTCGCGCCACTCGAGATTTTCTTCATATCTTCGAAATACTGAAATACATATTTGGAATTGTTGAGCAAGTATTTCTTTCGTTCCTGCTTGAGCGTCTTTATTCGTGTCGTAATATTCTGGATTTCATCTTTGGCATCCATATATTTCTCGATTTGGGATTCTTCTTTCCATTTCTTTGCGGATTCTTTCAGCTGGGCACGTTGTGCTATTAATTGCGGGATAATTTCGGTTTCCGTTTCATGAAACTGGTCTAACATCTCCCTATGTTTCTCGTCAATACTTGTAGAAACCACTTGTTGTTTTGATGACGACGCGGTCGATGGTTTCGATGAACTCGTAGTAGCTGGTATGGGTGCCGGAGGTTGTTGTCTTTTTTTTGTGCCTTTCTCAGAATTCGAATTCATAGAATATGGATGCGTAGCTAGTATAGTGAAATGCCAGGAAAGATTTTATATGTATTTTTATGCAAACATATACTATTGTGAAATCAACATACTATTGTGAAATCAACATACTATTGTGAAATTAACATAAAAAATGGTATCCATGTATTATACAGAACATATATTTAGTCATGGAATCCGCTCGACCCGCTGTAGACAATGAAGAAGAGATGTTTGTTTCAAAGCGTAATGGGAACATAGAAATCGTATCCTTCGATAAAATCTTGAATCGTATCAAAACCATTGGACACGAAGCCAACCTGAAAATCAATTATACCACACTTGCCATGAAGGTGATTGACCAACTCTATAATAAGATTTCTACCACGAAGATTGACGAATTGTCGGCCGAGCAATGTGCATCGATGGCGTCCATTCATAATGACTATAATGTGTTAGCGGGGCGCATTATCGTGTCGAATCATCATAAAAACACGTGCGCGTCGTTTTCGACGGTCATGACTCAGCTCTATGAATCCAAAGACAAACACGATATTCAGTGCCCCCTTGTATCCGACGAGCTCATCGAAGTGGTGAGAGAACACGCGGAGTTTTTCGACAGTCTATGCGACTATAGCCGTGATTATTTTATTGACTATTTCGGGTTCAAAACGTTGGAGCGCGCATATCTTATGAAACTGAACGGGAAAACAGTCGAACGCCCTCAACATATGTGGCTTCGCGTATCGATTGGCATTCATGGACACAACCTTGACAAAATCGTGGAGACCTATAACTATATGTCTCAGAAGTATTTCACCCATGCGACCCCCACTCTTTTTAATGCGGGCACGCCCCATCCCCAGTTGTCGTCTTGCTATTTGCTTGCGATGGAGAATGATAGTATTGAGGGCATCTATAATACGCTCAAGGAGTGTGCGATGATATCCAAGTGGGCGGGCGGAATCGGCCTCCATATTCACAACATTCGTGCACAGGGCAGTACCATTCGTAAGACAAATGGCACGTCCAATGGTATTGTTCCTATGTTGCGCGTGTTCAATAATACGGCGAAGTATGTGGACCAGGGCGGGGGTCGCAGAAACGGGTCGTTCGCGATTTATTTGGAACCGTGGCACGCCGATATCGAGATGTTCTTGCAGATGCGAAAGAATCACGGAGACGAAGAAATGAAGGCGCGCGACCTCTTTTATGCGGTCTGGATGCCAGACCTCTTTATGCACCGCGTGAAAACGGGAGGCACATGGACCCTCATGTGTCCCGACGAGTGTCCTGGACTGTCCGATGTGTACGGGGACGCCTTCGTTTCATTATACGAGTCCTATGAGGCTGCTGGAAAGGGTCGCAAAACAGTGAATGCGCGCGACCTCTGGTTTCAAATTCTGGATTCACAGATGGAGACCGGAACCCCCTATATTGTCTACAAGGATGCGGCCAACAAGAAGTCGAACCAGCAAAACGTCGGCACCATTAAATCCTCCAATTTATGCAGTGAAATTATCGAGTATAGTGATGAAAATGAGACCGCCGTCTGCAATCTCGCAAGCATTGCCCTCCCTATGTATGTGGAATGCACCGAGAATGGAGGCGTCGTGTTCAATTACGAGAAGCTGCATCAAATCACTCGTGTCGTCGCCTATAATTTGAACCGTATTATCGATGTGAACTTTTATCCCACAGAGAAGACGCGTCGCAGCAATATGCGTCATCGTCCTATTGGTATCGGAATTCAGGGTCTGGCCGACGTGTTTATGTTGATGAATATGCCCTTCGCCTCCCCGGAGGCGCGCGAATTAAATAAGAACATTTTCGAGACGATTTATCATGCGGCACTTGAGGAGTCTTGCGCACTGTCCGAACAATTCGGACCTTATGAGACGTTTGAAGGGTCCCCGGCGAGCAAGGGTCTCCTACAGTTTGATTTGTGGGGGTATGACCAAAAGAATGACCGCTATGATTGGACCGAGCTGAAGTCGCGGATTCAGAAACATGGTATTCGAAACTCACTTCTTCTTGCACCCATGCCTACCGCATCCACGTCGCAAATCCTGGGATTCAATGAGTGCATTGAGCCCATCACCAGCAATATCTATAGTCGCCGCACATTGGCGGGAGAATTCATTATTGCGAATAAGTATTTGATGCAGGATTTGATGAAGTTGGATATGTGGAACGATAAAATCAAGAACAATATTATTGCCAATAACGGAAGTATCCAACAAATCACTATGATTCCGCCCGATATTCGGGAGAAGTATAAGACGGTCTGGGAAATGCCTATGCGAAACCTGATTGATATGTCGGCGGACAGAGGCATTTATATTTGTCAGAGCCAGAGTTTGAACCTATGGTTGGAGGACCCCAACTATAATACACTAACGTCGATGCACTTTTACGCGTGGTCGAAGGGACTGAAAACTGGCATCTATTATTTGCGCCGCAGGGGGCGCCATCAGGCACAGCAGTTCACGATTGAACCTGAGAAAAAGCAGGTGAAGAGTGAAGATGACGAGATTTGCATGTCTTGCTCCGCATAGGGAAACCAAGGTACAGCGCGGGTGCCAGACCAAAGGCACAAGGCTCTAAGCTTGCGCCATAAGGCCATCGAAACGCAGGCACTGCGTGCCTTGGGTGCGGGCCTGCTTTGCACTGCGTTTCGTCAGGAGGGCGTAGCCCTATGACCCCTTCCTATTACACACCCAATTATGTATATGGTACAATATAATATACATAATATAAGATTGTGGTTTACCTATAAAATTGAAACAATTCCCATGTTATTAGACCAAGATATAAAGAAACCAAATCCAATATCAAATGACAGCCTCTATTGAAGACGAATGGAATATGTATCTGTCGGGAGAGACCGATAAAATGTTCAAAACGAATTGCAGGGAGACCGAACATAGCGATGAAGAGGAGGAGGAGGAACCCTGTATCGAGCATGACGGCGAACTTCCCGAATGCCAGGACCTATATATATCTACCAAAACCAAAGTGCTGTTTCTGAACCAAACCGTGAATATTCATGACGTGTTTTGGAGTATACCCGTCATTGAATATGGCGACCCACGCGAGGGCGTTATCAAGAAACAGATGAAAATCATATCGAAGACCCCCGAGGAATACGAAGAGTATCAAAAGCGTCTTGCGCACATCCCCTACTATAAAGAAAACATCATTAAGCAAATTAATAACCCGAACGCACGGCGCATCAAATTCAAAGATGAGCGCAAAATAACCATTGGCGTATCCAAAAAGGATATCATGGCGTGTCGTGGAAAAGTGAAGGGCGCATTTTATAACTGCTTTGCCATTATTATACGCTTCATGTTCGAAGAGCAGTTTCGGGAAATACATGTGAAAGTGTTCAATACTGGAAAAATGGAGATACCTGGCATATTGAGCGTGAAACTGCTGGTTGCTGTCCGGGAAATGGTGCGACAGACGATGGAACCGCATTTGCCGAAGCCATTTGCGTTTATCGAAGACAATAGCGATGAAAACAATGTCCTCATCAATTCGAATTTCAAGTGCGGGTTCTATGTGAATCGGCAAAAACTATACAAAATTATGACCACCAAATACGGGATTCAAACCGCATTCGACCATTGCAATTATCCCGGCGTGAAATGCAAGTTCTATTTCAATAATGAGCTCGGGTTTGACCCAGAGGTGCAAAAGGGAACCATAGAGTATGATGACCGAAAACTCAAAATGAATAAATTGGACGAAGATACCAAATATACCAAAGTATCGTTTATGATATTCCGCACAGGGAGCTGTCTTATTGTCGGCAATTGCACGGAAAAGGTGCTCATGTTTATCTACGAGTTCATCAAGAAAATTTTACACGACGAATACCATAACATATGTATTGCAAATGACGACGAAGAAGTGAAGCCCAAGAAGACGAAGTTGCGTAAGAAAATAATCACGGTTACTCACGATACTGCATAACTGCGTAAAATTGATGGGAAAATATAAATATATTGTGTGTTTATAAACAAAAACGGATTCGCGTGATGAACAAAAGTATTGTTGTGGTGAATACACGTATTGCGATGAATAAAAGAATAATTGTTGGGATATTCACGGTGGGGTGTTGGTGGTGTTTGGGAGCATATCGCGGTATTCAAATCTATAATAAAAAATATGAAAGCGATTGTGAAAAATATGAAAAAAATCGGAAACCCTTTGCACCCGAATATTATTATTTGAGTGCATTGGGGAACGGATTATTTCATTCCCTGTTTTATATAAACCCATGTACATTACCTATTGCCGTCATTGAAGAATTATATAATGCGGAACGAGCCATTCGTGGAATAAAGAATGCGGAATAAAGAATGCGGAATAAAGAATGCGGAATAAAGAATGCGGAATAAAGAATGCGGAATAA